TGCGCGCCTTCCGCCGAGCAAAAAATTTCCAGCCACAATTATGGCCAAATCACAAGTCTGTGGGAAACCACTCGATGAAATCCGTGAGATGCGCGCGGAACACGAAGCCAGCGACAGCTCGGTCCCATTCGAGCAGAAGTATTGTTTGGCCAAGATTCCGTGCCAGCCTGACGACTACGATGGACCACAGCGATATTGTGTCAGCGATTTTGTAATTCAGGCCAGCGAAGATGTGTGGCTGTGTAACAAACACGGCGGCGCGACAGATTTGCAGGACCAGTACGACATTTCGCAGCACGACGGGCAAGAGCAGGCCACCAACGCGATTAAACACGGCATGAAGGCCACACAAGAGAACCTCATGGCGGATTTTGATGACAAAGACGAGGCGCTCTACAAGTGGGTCATGACCGAGTATCCGCGCGCATACGATATTGATTTTGACGAAGACCCCAGCGCGCAGATGGACCTGCACAGATTGGCCGTCGAGATGGTCCGAGCGGAACGCGGCCGCGGCTGGCTGATTGAGGAAGGCGAGGTACACGAAAAAGAGGTCCGCGATGAAGACGGCCGCGTCGTGGTCAACGATGGCGAAATTGTCACTGAGAAATCAGAACACTACCTCGCCCAGATGCTCCACAGACAAGACAAGAAAATAACAAGTCTGGAAAAAGAGCTCGGGATAACACGCAAGGAACAGCTCCGCCAGGACAGCACGGATGATGCTGTCGAGGCAATCAAGAATTTCGCAGAGGTCGGTGCGGATTTGCTGGCGCGCGACACGCAGGACTACGAACCCGACGAGTGGGACAATGATTAGCATTGAACCTTTCAGCGATGGCTACTACCTGTTAGATGGTGAACTGGTTTCGTACAACGGCACCTCGCTTTCAGTAACAAACAACGCGTATGAAAAAATGCGCACACGCACGAGGTTGCCGCTTGTAAAACTCGATTCCACACACTATCTTGCCACTCCAGAGTCAGCAATCCCGCACGACACCATCGCGGTCCCTCAATCAGTTGACATTTCGGAGGAGACCCCACTACTGCTCAAAAGCGAGGAGGCGCAGCGCGTTGCATCCAGCGGCGAGTGGCTGGCGCGCGCTTCCGCCGATTCAACGTGATATGGCGCGATATTCGTTCGCGGGTCGGTCCCGCGGAACAGACGACCCACAGAATATTCGCGTCATGGCAGTGAATGCAAAGGCGGACTGCCCGATTGAGCGGTTCAAGGGCGACATGTCAGAGCCACACACAATCATCATGTGGTCAGGCGGCGAGTACAGCAAGCGGAACACGTGGATTTCCGCGACAGACGAGTACCTCATAGACATCGAAGACGCACGATGAACGACGAGACCCTCCGCCAGTTTGCTGGCCAGTTAGAAGCGGACACTGACCAGATTTTGGACCGCTGGCAGGGTCGCCCTGACAACATCATTGACGACATCTTCCGAATTCGAGACGAAGATACCGGCCAACTCAGGGATTTAGAGCTCTTTGATGTCCAGCGGAAGCTCGTGCACGCGTATTTCTATGGCGATGCGGGCAGTTTGGTCGCTTATAAAGGCCGCCGGATTGGGTATTCGTTCGCGGTTATCGCGTGTTTCTTGATTGAGGGGATGTTTTACCCCGATTCGTACTATCCGCTGGTGTCTCGGAGTCTTACACAGTCAAAAGCTCGGATTTCTGACATTGAAGACCTGATTGAGAACGCCAAAATCCGGATTCCGACGGTCAAAAACAACACAGACTACATCGAGCTGTGGAATGGAAGCGCGTTTGAGGCGTTCTCTTCGGATTCTGACACGTCGCGTGGCCGAGATTCGGCGCGTGCGGTGCTGATGGACGAGATGGCCTTCATGGAAAACCAGGAGCGCGCCCATCGAGCGTTTGGAGCGTTCCTCGCGCTCGGTGAGAACCGCAAAATGGTCGAAGTTTCGACGCCGAACACCGAAAATGACCTGTTTATGCAGGAATATCGGCGCGGCGCCGAGGGTGACGAGGGCGTTTTATCAATCAAGCAGCCCACATTTGAAAATGCGGAAGCGATTGACGTGTATACGCCGCTTCATGAGCAGGATATTACGCCTGTTCGCCCTGAAATCAACATCGACCAGCTGGAAACGCAGCGAATGCGCGACCCAGAGGGCTTTGGACAGGAGTATCTGTGCCAGCCCGTGTCTGACGAGTACAGATTCTTCGATGAAGACACAATCGAGGCGGCAATGGACCGCGCGCGTTCCGCAGAATACCCACGCGGCCCCGAAACGCCGAAGGAAACCGGCACACGCCGCGTCATGGGCGTTGACATCGGTATTAACCGCGACGATACGGTGGTTTCGGTCACGGACCACCTCCGTGGCAAGCGATACCAGCGCGATATGACGGTTGTTGACGAAGACGCGCTCGCTCGCGTCGGTGTTCGACAGCCTGACCGCGCAAACGCCAATCATGTCGCCGAATTGATAAATGAAATTCACAAAAAAGGCGACGTTGACCTTGTTGTCATGGACCGCGGCGGTGTTGGGCAGACATTCGACCGCATCGTGGAGCGGAAACTCGGTCGGAGCGTAGTTGGCTTCGATTTCTCCGACAAAGAGTCCGTTTCCGAGATGATGGGCGACATGAACATCGGACTGCGAGAAGATAATGTCACGCTTCTGCCGAATGACCGCCTCAAGGACGAGCTTGGGGCAATTGTCAAAGAGAAGCGCGACGAATACCAGCGCCCGAAGTTCAGCGGGAAGGACTACTCGGAGAGCGGCAAAGACGACACAGCAATCGCAACGATTCTGTCGTGCTATCCGCCGAACCACTCGGTCGACCCGGCAACGGAGCCAAGCGTGAAAGAGGCAGACGTTGAGGTTGAGACCGGGCGCGCGCACAAGAAAGATGATAAACCCGACGGTAATTATAATCCAAGCCATGCAGCAACGTCAGTGAGCAGGCCCACGCGCACGCGCAAGAATAAATATCGGGGCCAAACTCGGAGGCGAAGAAACTAAATCATGACACGAGTCAGTGAGCGAATTGAGGAAATGGTAGAGTCCGGGGATTATGACCTCGAATTCGCTGCCGATAGCCCCAAAGCTGTTGTCAAACAGACAACAGGTAGCGGTGACGACATACGGGCAACGCAGCCTCCGGGACAAGCAATTGAGGATTACAGGCTAATCGCAGACACGGACCCGCACGTTGGTGATGCAGTTGACACACTCGTTGACTACATCACTGGCGCGGGCTTCTCGATTCAGCCGGCTAACGTGCCTGGAACGGACACGGAGCAGACGGACGACGACATCGCTGAGTTGAAGCGCCTTGTCGAAGTCTCTCCGTTTGAGAGCGTGCTCTCCGATTGGGTGTGGCACGCGCTCGTGGACGGCACTGGCTTCCTCGAACTTGTTGTTCAAAATGACAAATTCCGCCCGAAGGTGCTTCCCACCGAGGAAATGGAAATCAAGTCTAACAAGTTCGGGAATATCCAGGGCTTCGTGCAGTCGAGCTCGGATGGCGACATCGAGTTTGAGCCACACGAGATTGCCGTCCTGCGTTTCCATCGCCATCCCGACGAAGACTTTGGCCGCTCGATTGTCGAGCGCGTCCAGGAACAGGCCGACATTCTCCGCGACATGGAGATTGACACGGCCCGCTTTGTTGCGACCAAGGCGTATCCACCTATCTTGTGGCGCTGCGGAACCGAGGAGCGGCCGTGGACGCAGGACCAGATTGACGACTGGCTACAGAAAATCGAAAACATCGAGCCGGAGTCAATGCTTGCCGTCGGCCACGACGTTGAGCAGGAAGTTGTGGGCGTCACATCGACGTCCAGCACGGCCGGGGCAATGCGCCTTGAGCCGACCTTCCAGCATCTCTTGCGCCGCATTGCGGCGGGCATGGGCGTGCCTGCGGACCTTATGAGCGTCGACACTCTGAGCAGCAACGCGCTGCAGGTTGCAATGTCCAAGTTCGACAGGCGCGTTCAGCGGTACCGGAATCAGATTCGCAACGTTGTCCGGTACCAGATTTTCCCGTCGCTGATGGCGGACTCGAAGTACAGCGAATTTGGCGACCTTCCGCCGAACTTCGAGTTTGGCAAGCACTCGTCGGAGGAAGAGCGCCTTGACGCGCGGATGGCGATTAACCTCGTTAACAACGGCCTACTCAGCCGTCAGGCGGCCGCGAAGCGTCTTGGCATTGACCCCGAGACCGAGCTGCCGCAAGGTGACGAGTTACAACAGCACATAACACTTATCCAACAGCTTGCTGGCCGCGGGGACGACATCCAAAACCCGGACGGCGGACAGCCGACCGATACGGGTGGCGGCGAGCAGTCGCCTGGCCGTGAGGCTACGACCCGCGATAACCCGCAAGATGATAACTCGGGCAACCGAGACCGACCGCAACAGGGAGCCACACAGTGAGGTGATATGATGGATGAAAAGGAACAAGACGAGTTGTTGTACCGAGTTGACGAGCGGACAGCCCGCCTCGAAGAAGAGCTTCTGCGGCGCCTTGAAGAAGTAGAAGAGGAGTCGACGGAGAACCGTGGCCGCATCAACGTCCTTGAGAAAAATACAACGGAGAACGGCAGAGACATACGGAATGCAAAAGCGATTCTGGGCGTTCTCTCAGCGAGTATCCTTGCCCTTGGCACGAAGGTACTCGGATTCTTAGGGTTCTAAGATGCCAAGTGCATGTGGAGTGAGCTGGGACGGCACGTCGAGCGGCAAACTCGATGAACCTGCCATCCCGAACGACGATTACGAAAGTCACTATCTGAATGCTGCAGATACGAAATCGGACTCGTCGTTCCCGGTTGTGGACGCGGATGGCAACCTTCGCGCAGGTAATGTTAACTCGGCGTGGGATATGCGGAACCGCGGCGAGGGCGTTTCGGAAGAGTGCCTGCGCAAGCTCGATTCCGCGTTTGACGACAACGTGCTCCCAGAATCTGCGTATGAATCAGGAGATAGAAACGTGGTAAAGATAGCTGACAACGATACCGACGGCAAGTTCGGGATGAACCTGGAATTCCGGCAGCCCGCAGAGGAGCTGCTCGGAGATGGGTTCAACGAATACGGCGTCCGTGAGAATGATGATGGGTCCCTTGATGTCCGGTTCCGCGCGATGGAGCCGGGGACGCGCAAGGGAATCGATATTACCCCGGAGTTTCTCGACGCTGTGACGGGATATGACTATGGCCGCATCCCGCTCCAGATTGACCATTCGGACAGCCAGCGTGCGAACGTTGGCTATATCGATGGCGACAACATGGAGTTTTCGGATGCAGTCAACCTGCGAGCGCATATCCCGAATACTGGTTCGTCTGTGCGGGACGACATTAT